TGGTAATTTTAATCTAGTGGTTAATGGGCAGGCTATACGCTCCAACATCTCGCGCAATGATCTTAAGGATGCTGCTCAATATATGCTTAGCGAATCCTATCGTGCGCAGAGCATGGAGATGCAGAAGAAACAGTTTGATCTGCAGGTTGAGTTAACCAAAGAACGCGCAAAAGCTGGATACAAAGTTCAAGAAAAGCAATATGAAAAGTTATACGAAGGTATAACCAAGCTGCAAGTCGAAAGACTTAAGCTCAGTGGTATGAAAGCTGTAGAAGGTGAAGACGGTAAGTTCTTTATCTATAGACCAGACGGCTCCTACGCAGCTTACGTAGATCCACAGGGGCAAATCATTATGCCTGACGGCTCCAAGTTGGATAATCCGTCAGTGACTAATATCCCGCTTATGATTCCAATGACACCAACAAGGTAATACTCCATGGCAATGGATAGGATCGGACTCTCGTTTGCCAGCCCGACGCTTGACGCTATGGATATTGGCCCTCGCAGTCCATATGGGCGTGCACTTGGCGATCCTTCTACGCAGATGGGCGTTGGTAATATCGGCCCGACACAGGCTGATGCTGCAATTTTTGGTGAGATGCTGCGTGAAAACGCAGGACTTAAACGCGTACCTGCTGGCACTGATGTTGCAGGTTCTGCCGCGCCCGAACCACTTGCACCTAGTGGTGGTATGGCGTCCATTCCTTACAGCCCATCTACCCAGAAGTTTTGGATAGGCGGTCGTCTTGTTGACGCTACAAATCCACTTGAAGTTGCAGCTAGTGAACCACTTGCTGGTCGTCCTTCAGCCCCCGCTCCAAGTGAAGTAGCCGCTGACTGGATCGGACTTAGCCCTCAAGCGTATGGGCAGTATGTATCCAAGCTCAAGACACCACGGGGATTTGGTGCAAACGTCGCTCTCGGCGCACGGGGATTAGCTGAGCAAACCCTCGGTGGTGTTGGAGATATTCTCTCTACCGTTGGTGCCCCATCCGTTGGCGAACCTATTGCTAAGTTTGCTGAGACTACATTCGGCCAAACTAAAGCTGAACAGGAACGCTCGGCGCTTATTCAGCAATCCAATTCGATGATGTCTAACATCTGGGATGCAGTCGCTCAAGGTGTCCCGTCCGTTGGTCTATCCTTTGTAGGCGGTGGTCTTGGCGCACTAGCTGGCGCTGCTCGTGCCACACGTATTGCTGGCGCTGCTGCTAACCTTGGACAAGCGCGTACTATCGGTGCGCTTACAGGTCTGGCTGCTGTCACTTATCCATCTGAGTTTCAGAACTTTTACGAAGCGGCAAAGAACGCAAAGAACCCAGACGGCACACCTGCATACAATCTTAACGATCCACTTATTGGTGCTGAGATTGCTGCAGCCGCTGGTGGTACGACACTCCTTCAGACTTTTGCTGAAGGTAAGATTGCTGCTGGCTTCTCACCGTTTTTCACGGATGCAATTAAGAACGCTGGCGCTCAAGTCACGCGCTCTGCAATCGGTCGCGCTGCGGTTGGTGGTGCCAAGGGCGCTGCGTCTGAAGCATTTGCTGAAGGCGTGACCCAACTTGCGCAGCAAGCGGTATTTGACCCTGAGTTTCGCAGTAAATTAAATGCGTCAGACTGGAAGGCTCTGGCTCCCTATGTCATTGAGAAGTATGGCGAGAACGCACTTATCGCTGCTGGCGCTGGCGCTGTCCTTGGTGGCGCATTTGGTGCTGCTTTTGGTACTAAGCCTGCTGTTGGACTAGGCAACAAGCCTACCAATCTTCTTGAGACGGCTGGTGGTCCTAAAGGACCGGCTCCTATGCCGACGCAAATGGAGCTTCCGCTCGGTGGTCCACAAGGTCCACAGCTTGAACTCCCTATGGAAATGCCCCGCTTCCCTGTGCCGCCTTCGCCAGAGCCAACGGCTCCCGCTGCGCCTATGCCGGGACAGATGGAGTTACCATTAGGTCAGCCTACACAACTTGAGTTGCCGCTTACAATGCCGCAACCAGATACAACTGGCTTGCCTCTCTTTGAATTTCCGCAAGGCGTATTACAGACTCCCCCCGGTGGGCAGATCCCGCTGCCTCTCGAAGGTGGTAGGGGTGTAGCTCCGACACCTGCTACGCTTCCTGTTACGCCGACGCAACTTGAGTTGCCATTGGATATGCCGCAGCCCGGACTGCCTCTCGAAGGTGGTGTTGCTAGGCTTCGTCGCACACAGCCAGCGATTGGAAGACAACTTCAAGCGCAGCAAGCTGCGAGTCTTGCAGCCTTGGCTGCTAGGAGCGAGGCAGCTAAAGCTGAATTGTATCCAGTGGAACCGCCGACATTTGCTGAACCGCCAACGGTTGACTATCTCAAACAACTGCGCGCGTTCTATGCAGCAGAGCAGAGAGATCGTGTTCGACTGCAGCAGGGAATAAAGGCCAGCGCCAAGCGCGAATTGGCTAACATAATCAAAGCTAAAGACATTACGAAGGCTGAAGCTAAGCGCCTCCTTAGCAACCATATTAAAGCTGGTAATGACTTACTCAAACAACTTGACAGTTATATAGCTGATCCTACGACAATTCCTGTCGCAGGTGTTACACCAACTGCACCCGCTCCGGCGGCTGCTCCTGTACAACCAACGGAGATCCCAAATGCCCCTCAAGTCAGGCAAGTCCCAGAAGGTGGTGTCGGCCAATATCAAGGAACTAGTGGACAAGTACAAGGCGAAGGGGACAATCGGAACGTCCCGACCCAAGTCCAAGAAGGCGGCGATCAAACAGGCGGTGGCAATCTCCCTGTCGAAGGCGGGCCGCAGCCGGAACAAGTAGAACCAGTTACTACTGGAACTAAGCGCGGCAATGTCACGTTCTTAACCAACATTGATCCTCGCATCGCGGATACATTCGCGGCACTGTGGCAAGCTGTTGGCATGGCTGATACGCCAGTGTTCTTTGGCGTGGTTAACGATGAGAATGTAAAAGCCTACACAAGAAGTACACCTGAAGCACTTGGTGTTTCCACGGCTCAGCACGGAAAGTTCTATACTGAACTTGCCAACATGAATAGGTCGTCTGCATACGGCAATAATACTTTGCTGAGCGATGGCACTACTTTAATCTTTCTCAAGTCGGAAGGTACGTTAGATTCGCGCCAGTATGTCCGCGCATTGGAAACTATATCCCATGAGATTGGACATTCTGTAGAACGTGTCTTGTTGAGTAAAGCTTCTAATGCTGAGATTGCTGCTATCATTAGTGATTACAATAAGTTTTTAACTAAGCTTAATGTAAATAAATCAGTGTTTAACGACATTAATGAATCCATAATACGTAGGTTAAACGCGTTAGCCACGATGAACTTCCCTGCTACACGGCAGGAAAAAGCAAAGACCGCTGAACTATTCAAGAAAGCTTTGGCTCAAGCCAAAGGTACTTCAGTCAAGGACTTAGCTACTGCGCTTCGCGCTTCGCAGATGGCAAAGGATACGGTGCGTGGCGGTCCTAGTGATACACCATTTATGCAGACGACAGTCAAAGACAAGTTAGATTACTGGCTTGGTTTCAATGAGTGGTTCGCTGACCAGACTTCTAAGTGGGCTACCACGCAGGCGAAACCGCTCACGCTCGTAGAGAAATTCTTCAAGCGCCTCGCTGATAGATTGAAAAGACTTTACGCTGCTGGTCGTACTGCTGGTTTGCCAGAGCAATCTGTCTCCACGTTCCTTGATCGAATGGGTGCGCCAAAGTTTAACGAGGATATCATTCCACCGCCACCTCCTCCCGGCAGTGGAGTATCCGATAAACTGGTGCGTGATCTTGAACCCAAGTTATCTGAAGATGTCGTGACTCAGATTACGCCAGAAGAAAATGCTGCGGCAAACGCACGCATAGATAACTTTATTGAGACAACAGTCCCTGCTCCATTGCAGGACATGGCATACACCATCGCTTACAATATCCGTGACTTCTCGATCAAGGGCGCGTACTTCATGTCGTTCTCCCGCGACTTGATCAACTGGATTAGTCCGCTCCTACCCACAGCACGCCAATACTTCGATGGTATCCAGAAGCGCAACACTCTGATCGAACAGCTTAAGCGCGAAGTCGATGAGGTGATGAAGCAGACGGGCGACCTCGGCGATGCGTATAAACAAGTTAACCAATTCTTATCCGACAGTACACTCAGACAAGCGTGGGGCTTCCAACCTTCGTGGATCAAAGAGCCTGTAACTATTGATCCGCAAATGCAAGCGCAATACAATGCGTTGCCAGATAATGCAAAGAAGGTTGTGTCCGCTGTCTTTGAAAAAAATTACAAAGATATGCGTAAGATGCGCGCTTCGATTGAGGAGCAAGTTCGCGCTGGCTTGACTGGTCCAGAGTATGAATCGCTGCCCCAAGAGGAGAAGGCCCGGCTGCAGCAGGAAGCTGCCAACCGTTTGAAACTCCTTGACTCCTATCTGAAAGAGCGCAGTGGTCCTTATGCTGCGCTGTCTCGCTTTGGTAATTACGTTACGGTCGCTAAGTCTGCGCGCCTTCGCGCATTGGAAGCATTGCCCGTCGAGGATCGTGATGCCAATCATGCGCAGCAGGTAGCAGAACTTGAAGCTAACCCTGACGATTACATCGTTATCTTCTCTGACTCGCTTGGAGAAGCGAAGCGCAAAGAACGTGAGATCAAAACTCAGTTCCCCGGCATGACAACGGATGCTTTCCAGAAGCAGAAGTTTTACGGAGCCATTCAAGCTCCTGCATGGATGGCGATGCAGCAGGTCAAGTCTATTATTGAGAACAGCGAAGAAGCTGGATTCGGTAAGAAAGAACTTGCTGTTATCAACTCGTTCATCATGGATCTGTACGTCGGTATGTTGGCTGAGAATAGCGCCCGTCGTCATCAGCTTGCACGTAAAGGCGTAGCCGGTTTCGATGACATGCTTCGTGCGTTCTCTGTCAATGGCGTAGCCAATGCGCACTTCATCGGGTCTATGAACTTTGAGCCAGAGATCGCTGGCGCTCTACGCCAGATGAGTATAGATGCACGTGCAGGTGACGGCGCTAGTACACGCGAAGATCGTATGCGTGCTTACAATGAAGTAATGGGTCGCCATGTTGCTGGCATTGGCACACAACCTACTCCGCTTCAAGACACGTTGCTCAGATACAACTCTGTGTGGACACTGCTCACGCTGCCACGCTACTACATCCTCAACGGTTCTCAGACTTACATGCTCAGCCTTCCGTACATGGCTGCGAAGTTTGGGTATGGCCGTACTGCAAGCGCCATCAATAGTACTTACCGCGAGATGGCGTACTCGTTTGCCAAGTCTACGGGCGGTGTTATGCCAGCCCTTAAACAATTCTTCTCTGGTGATTTTGACTTGACAAAGTTGAAGAAGCCAGACGGCAAAGCCTACTCAGCAGAAGAAATTAAACTACTTGAAGCTCTTCGTGACAATGGCTTGCTAGATATTGGTATGGGTTACGACCTTGGTTACTGGGAGACAAATCAGACGCCGGGTCCAAACCGTTCACTACAACGTGTTCTCCAGAAACTTACGGCTGCAACGCGACAGATCGAAGTCATCAACCGTGTATCGTCAGGACTGGCTGCGTACCGTCTCGCACGTGCTGACAACATGTCAGAGAAAGCTGCATTTGATTATGCTGCTAAGGTTATCAGTGACACGCAAGGTGACTACTCTGGTATCAATGCACCACGCTTGTTCAACTCGTTCTCGTTCAGCAAGGTCATCCTACAGTTCCGTAAGTTCCAGCTTATGCAAGCATCGCTGCTTATTAAGAATGCTCATGCTGCATTTGCTGGCGCTTCTGAAGATGAACGTAAACTAGGCCGCGCAGTTCTCCGCAATGTACTAGGACAAACGGCCTTGGTCACTGGCGCTCTTGGTCTGCCATTGGCTGGTGCTGTGTCCTACATTCTTGCTGCGATCTTCGGACCGCCGGATGAACCAGTGAATGAGGAACGCTTCTTACGGCGCATCCTTGGTAACGACAGACTAGCTGACTTTATTCTCAACGGTGTACCGGCTGGCCTTGGTGTCGATGTCAGTTCACAACTTGGATTGAACAACGTCTTCTCACCAGCGCCTTACACTGATCTCGACTTCGCTGGCCGTGATGCTTTCGCTAAATCTGTTGTGGGTCTTGGTGGTCCGTTGTTTGGTACCGCTGCCAGCTTTGCAGATGGCTACAAGTATTACACTGAAGGTCAACTCTATAAAGCCATCGAAGCGATGATGCCTAATGGTATCAAGAGTGCAATGCGCGCTTATCGTGAAACCTTTGATAAGGGCGTGACTCGGCGCAACGGCGATCTTGTTGTGTCGTCAGAGGAGTTTACATTCTTCGACTCATTCCTTCAAACGCTTGGCTTTACGACGAGTACGATGAAAGATGTCAAGCGTACACGCCAAGACATGTATGAGTTTGATAAGTACTTTGCTGAACGCACGACGCAGATCAGACGCCAGTACACCGAAGCTAAACGTAGTGGTGATAGCGCCGCTATTACAGCCGCACGTGCTGACTGGCTTGCGCTTCAGCAATCTAAGAAACGCGTTGGGCTTACAGCATCCAACATGGGTACGCTAACCAGTGCGCCAAAGCAGCAACTTCGTAGGGAGCAGCAGTATCGTAAGCAGTTCAAGACTACGCAGGATATGGAGGAAGCGGAAGATTAATCCGCTTTCCCGCCTTTAATTACGGTCAATCCAGCTAAATCAGCTTCGATTACTGCGTCATCCTTATCCGTTAGGATGCCTTCGAGCCGTGGATGTTTGAGGTTAATACCAACCACATACGTCTGGCCTAGCTTGATGGATGTATCCTTGGCAAGGTAAGCCTTCTTGATGTTAGGTGTCGCATCTACACCAGCCGCAACGATGTCTTGCAATACGTTACGGATATCAGCGCCATTGGTAGCCAGCCAGCGTTTAAAGTGCGCACGATCCAGCAAGACCACGCCTTTCTCAAACGGATCAGAGTGGGTCTTACGGAACAGATCGTAGCGAATACGAACGTCACTTCTTGGTAGTCTAGTTGTATCAACGTACACCTTACTGCCAGATGTGTGCATGGCTGTTACTGATGTATCACTATTATCGTTTAAGTATTCTGTGATCAGATCAAAGGTATCTGTTGCATTATCCTGCACATTCTTACGAACCATACCCAGTTGTCTGACAACGGTCTCAGTGCATTTGGTATAGTCGAAGCGGATCAGCCCCCACTCAATAGCCAGTTTGCCAATAAGATCGGCTAGGATAATTGTCTGTTCCCAGAACCGCTCACTGCCGACGAACTTGCATTGGTATTTCTGCATGAACTCTATTCGATGTGCTTCAATGATTAGCTTTAGTTCGTCGGCACTGTATTCCATAAGTTTGCGTATGATCTCTCTGCCAAGCAAACCATAGTTGGTCGTCACAAAAGTATGGATACGTTTGCCAGCTTCGGTGTCAGCAACAAACAGCGGGTGAGAATGTACTGTCACTTCAAAGAGGCGCATCATTTGCGCATCGGACTCCAGCCCAGATGACATGAGCATGGAACTCATGGATTTATTTGACGACGTAACACATGGCAATCTCCATGTCTTTGATTGTCGCTCTTCGGTTGTGCGTGCAAGTCGTGCTTTCTCTTTTCCCTGCGACACATCGTACAGGAACTCGCCAATATCTTTAGCTGCCATTGTCGTGGTTTCGTCAATAGTCATAGGCAAGTTGTTGTAAAGACCCATCCGTGCATAGAGTGCGTTCTGTGTGAACTTGGATGCGTAGTGCAGAGCGTCTGGATTACCCCAGACAGACTGAAGCATAAGCTGTGCAAGAGATTTACCAGACCCACTTGGACCGTATAGGTTGATGGTTATACCCTTGATGCCGGTGAACTCGAACAATGGCGCAGCCATGCCGATGAGCATGGCCCATCCTTGGATGGGTAACTTGGCCTTGTCTATTACAGATGTGAAGTTGATGTACTTCTCCAAGTCACCAGCAGTGGTGTATAATTCTGTGGCTGTACGGTTTGATGTCTGTGCTACGGTTACTTGCTCTTCTGATACAGTGCCATCGACATCACGACGGAAGATAGTGTCGCCAATCAAGAACTGCGTATGATTCTCCTTCCAACCCATTGAGGCATGAAGGTTTGTCATCGTACGTATCTTACGTAGTTCGTTCATGTAGCCGCGTAGGAACATCTGGAACTTCTCTGTTACGTTCTTATTCAGTAGGACAATGCCTTGATCTGCTATGGTCTTTGCAAATTCTAAACTGCCATCGGCAAGGAAGGCTTGACGAAACGATAGCGGTTGCCAGCCGACATGCTGGCGGTTCCACTTAAATCGTACTGTCTCAAAACCTAGAGTCTCATCACGACCATAACTGACTGGATATATATCAAACGGACAAACATCTATATCAGTACCATCTATGTTGAGCTTAATGCCAGAGTCGGCACGCTTATACCCACGTGGCAATGGTACAACATGCACCACTTCGTCAGGCGCATCGGCAGCTACATCTACAGATTGGTACTGTATTCCTAGTAAGCACGGCGATTTGATAGTTTTAAATCGGCACTTGTCACAACCGCTGGGGCGTAAGTCTTTGAACTTAGAACAGGTCGTTGGTCCTGTCGTAGACTTCTTCCAATGCTCCAGCTTGGCTATAGTTTTATCGTAGTCGTAATCAGGATGACCTTGGCTCCACTCAACTGCAACTTGTTCTGGGTTCTCGCAATGCGCAGCCACTCCGATCAAGGCATACCATAAAGGCTCAGATACTTTATTCTGGTGGGTTATCGCCCACTGCACTTGCTGGCATTTATCAGCCACAATTATGTGGTTGGTAGGCGCGAACTCTGTCTTGGTACTAAGGTCAACTAAGGGAGTATGTGGCTTAGGTGGTATCACCCGGATAGAAGAGGTACGATACGGCTGCAATAAATTATCAATATGTTCTACGTTATGTGTCTCTTCATTTATTAATAAACCATTTACTATTTCACCGCCCTTGGTGTTGACAGTCCCTATAGGTCTTAGTACGCGCGCACTGTCAGCAGGGACGGATGGATCAACGTCGAACTTTAATTGCTGCGTTGCGTTCTTCAGAGCGTCGGCAAGTGGTTGCCATTCGTTCTTTGTTAGTTCTCTATCCAGTACCCAGTACGCGTGAAGTCCGTTGCCAGATGATACGATTAGTGGCTTTGGTAACTTTGATTCCTTAACAAACCTCACTAGTGCTGCTACGCCATCACGCTGCGTCTTATATGGTTTATCTTCACCACAATCTATATCTAGGTATAATGACTTAAGACTACCCACATTATCTTGTTTTCTTCCGTTATCTTTTGTAATAAAAGATGCGACAGCATAATAAGCATTAAGACCAGCGGCACTGATCTTGTTGACTACCGTATCTAAATCTTCAATAGAATCAACAAATTGCTGCCTTACCTTTTTATCTTTAATAGCGAGGGCAACATATGGCCCTTGCGACGGCAAGACGCGTCGGAGAAAATCCAACGTATTCATACTGTTATCCCCGGTTGTTTGAATCGGGGAGGAATCACCTCCCCGAACTTTTCATTCTACGTGTGCTGCTCTAGTAGGGCAAGCAATCTTTGTAGTCGCTGCTTCTGATCCAACTGGCGTACTTCCTCTGTAGGCCAGTTATGTTCTTTAACAGCCGCTACTAGTTTACGGATTACTTTCTTAGCGTTGGCTAAATTTTTTGCTCGGAGTGGCGTACCATTTACCCAGTTATAATATGTTATACGCGACACCCCGAACACTTCAGCCATCTCTGTAGTTGTTAACATCAGATGCCTGCGCAGCACTTCGACTTTCTCGAAGTTAAGCGTCGTCAGCATCCATTTCTCCTAACAAGTTAGCAATCTCATCAGCAATATCGTTTGCAGATTCTACCTTTGCAGGAGCAGCCTTCGGTACAACCTTTGGTTTAGCTGGCTCTTGCGCAGCCGCTTTAACTTTCGTAGCACCAAAGCCACGAATAGGTTTAATCTCAGGCTCACCTTCGCTTGAGTCAACAACCTCTATAACCTCTGGCTCTTTTGCTTTTACAAGCATAGGCTTTGGAGTTTCTTTAACTGTTGGAACTGCCACTGGTGTGGAGATAGTTGCTTCGCCTGTAATTTCTTTGACTTTGTCAGAGTTAAACAGCGGCGCTACTGCTTCCATTGCTTCTTCATCTAAGAAACCACCAAAGCCAAACTGCAGTTTGGGATATGTTGCATTTGTGTCGAACGACACACGTGTACGAACAACCTCTGGTCCCATGCCGCGCATGATCAGTTCTTTCTGATATACGTTGAGGCTCTTCATTGCGGTCGCAGTTACTTCCAGCAAATAGATCGGACCATTGGGATCATCGGCAGCGACAACAGCCAATCGTTTTTTATCAGCGCAGCGTTTACCCTGACCGTTCTTAGCAGAACCGAATTTGTTCCACTCGCACGTTGCACAGATGTCATTCTGTGGAGCAGTACTATCTGCGCTAGGTCTAATACCATCAAGTGAAGAACAGTCTGGTGCAGAAGCATCAGCATTGGGATCCCAGTCAGAAGCGTAGTATGTCTTCGACGGATGCGGGTTCGCACCGACTGTGATAACGTCGAGCGCAGTCGTATCTAGTACAGTCTCAGCATCGCCGTCCTTAATACGGAAGCGACTGCCTTTGATCGAGATACGTGGGAACGACTCACCGCCACCACCGATACCGCCCATGATAGCCTTCGCAAGTGACGAAGGCTGGTTCATACGTGCTGCAATGTGTGCAGGAACTTTAAGATTAGTTGGAATTAAGTTGCTCATGTTATCCTCACTCTGCCTTAGCTGCTGGTTTACGGAAATTTACTGACAAGCGTGTGCCATAATCGACACCTGCTGGTACTTGTTTATGTGCGTCGATGTAGCTCCGCACCGCAGATTTACTTACGCGACGTTCAAGCATATCGAAAGCGCCATTGGTCTTAATGAAATCCAGTACTGAGTCCCAGTTGGATACATTGGCGTAGTCCGTCGTGGTTATAAACGCAGTACCGGCGTTAGTCTTGAATGATGTTACTCCCTGTTCATTTGCCTTCTCTCTTACCCATACTTCAAACTTCTCCATCTTTACTTGGAGTTCTTTGGTCTTTGCTTCTGCTTCCGCTTCGATAGCTTTCTTCTGCGCACGCAGTTTCATATAGGCCGATATGACCTGTTCCACCGTGATATCCATTGCCTTACCTCTTATCGTGTTTCTTGTTGTATTAAGTCTAGTAATAGCCCTTGTAGTTTTTGTTTGTTAGCTAGTCGTTTATACATCATATGCTCTAGGTCAGTGCCTTCGATATGGATTACGTTAGACACATGACGTTTACCAATACGTTCAATCCGTCCATTAGCCTGAACATATTGTTCGTTGCTTGTAATCGGGCCGTACCAGATTACAGTGCTTGCAGATGTGAGCGTCAGCCCATGAGCCATTGTTGCTGGATGCGCAATCAACACACGCGGGTCTTGCTCATTCTGAAAGTTATGGAATATTTCGTTACGCTTGCTTGAACTAACCGAACCGTTGACGACTCCGACAGTCCAATGCTTTGACAGTTCACGCTCTAACATCTTCAGTGTGCCCGTCAGTGGTACGAATACTATGACCTTCTCTCCTGCCTCCTCTATAAGTTCTTTCACAATGTTCACACGTGGTGAGCAATCCAGTTCGACGTTCGCTCCATCGTCGTCATAGGCTACGCCACATGCAATCTGTACTAACTTCTGCATCTTCACAGCTTCATTGACCGCTGTAATCGTGCCAGCTTCCGTGTTTGATTCTGTAATCAAATGACGGATCATAGCTTGGTAGTGTTTCTTCTGGTCCGCAGTCAGTTCAACCTTACGTGTCTGCACTACAGTGTCAGGAAGATCGAAGCACTCATCCCTTGTATAACGTACTGCTGGATGTAAGACGTTCTTAACAACCTCCATGCTATTGGGACGTGGCATCCACTTATACATTCCGACCTTCATCATCACTTGATCTCGGAAGGCGGTGAAACTATCGGGCACATACGGGCTACGAACTAGACGCGCCAATGTCCACGCATCAGTCGGATCATTAGGCGTTGGCGTACCAGTCATCAACCACAAACGAGTCTCTGGATTTTTATCCATCCACTTACGCAATACTTTGTACCGCTGTGTGCTGTGGTTACGTAATACTGCAGCCTCGTCCACAATAACCAGATCGAACATCCCCATAGTAATCTCAGAGATAATCGGGAAGCCATCATGGTTGATGATGTAGAAGTCAGCCTCGGTGTTCAGCAACTTGCGGCGGCGATCGGCTGTCCCATGCAGTACAACAGCTTTACGGTTAGGGAAACCGAAGAAGATAGCGTCACCCCACACGCGCTCTAATGTAGAGAGCGGCGAGACAACTAGGATTTTCTTTATCTGTCCTGTCTGGATCAGATAATCAGCAGCCCACAATGCACTCTGCGTTTTACCAGTGCCGATCTCGTTAAGAACCAGTGCACGTTGGTTAATGGTCAGGAACGCAGCCGTATCTTTCTGGTGTTCATACGGTCTAAACTTACCGGGCCAATCATAGTAGTGCAGTATAGGTGATGGTGCTTCAAACCCAAGGTTACGTAACACGCGCACTTCATCCAGCCGGTGCGGAGCCACAACGATGTTGGGGCGCAACACTTTAGCCGTTGGTATTGTTTCCAATACACGTGCAGGGTAGTCCAGCTTTAGCGCAAGCGCCTTCGCCTTTTCAACTACAAGCATTTCATTGCCTCTTTTATATACTCTATTGCTTCCTCTAATGTCTCATCATCATAGACAACGAAACATTTTCCCCCGGCTTGTTCTATCTTACGCATACAATCTACCTGCAAACGGGTAGGTTTCTTCGACCTATCCGCTTTACATTCTATACCAACCATATGACCGTTCACGCAGAGTATCCTATCTGGGATACCTGCTCTACCGAACGGACCGGCTTGCGGACTGAAGTACCATATCCTCAGTTGTTGCAAAGCCTTATCGACCTTTAGCTTTATTTTCGCTTCAGGTGTAGCCATGATGATGGACTCACTTTACACACATGTCAAGTTTCATTACGCGTATTCACAAAAACTTTTGCACGGACACCAGTTGCATAACCCACTGGGTTTAGCTGGCCAGTTATCGTATGTTACTGATTGTTCAATGCGTTGCACTTTACTCAACATCTTATCCCATAATCGTGGTGCATCGTTGCGACTATACGTTTGCTTGTCCATAGCCATGTCTTTTAACCAGACAAAACTAGATGTAACGGATTGCACTTCGCGGTAGTGCGCGAACACTTGCAATGCAAACAACTCTAACTGAAAAAAGTCAGGCCGACGTTTACCTGTTTTCCAATCTGCGACCACAGCTTTCTGGTTCTTAACTATATATACGTCCAGCTTTGATCGCATCCACGCATCTTCACCCCACCATGATGTAGGTGTTAAGTCTTTCGTCAGTGTCATCTCAAGTTCAGCAAACATATCTCCACCAACGGATAAGTTCTCAAACGAATTTACCAGAGGCTCGACGTGTTTTAACTCCTGGGGAAGATCAACTTTGTCACGCAGCCTATCCTCAAGATGTTTATGTACGCGTTCTCCATGCTGACTTGCTTCTCCGCCCTTATCAACCACGGTCTTAGCAATGCGTTGATGGTAATACCGATAAGGACAGTTGTCGTATAACTTAATAGATGAATAGGAATGACTAAGGTTCATTTTGGTTTCTGCCTAAGCTGCTTATACTTGCGCACAGCATTGAGAATTGACGCATGATCTCTGTTAAATAGCCGCCCGATCTTTGGGTATGACCATTTGAGATACGTTCTAATACGCACACAGATTTCTTGGCGCGCTGCTGATGGTAGCGGCGACCGATCATGCTTGAACACATCTTCCCATGTTAGGTTAAACTTCTTCAACACAGGGTCGATATGATCAGCCGCTTCTTCCCTAAGTTCTTTGACTACGTTTTTATCTAATCTATATAAAACCATCACGAACCACCCTTACTCCAGCTTCTTCAAACATAATACGCGATACTTCAAACTCTTCTTCGGGCATCTTGGTTGTGCCATCACCAACAAACACCTCGACAATGCCAGCTTGTATCAACGAACGAGCACATCGACTGCATGGTTCATGTGTCACGAACGCCGATCCACCTTTTAATCGTGCGCCCACACGCGCTGCGTGAGCTACAGCATTTTCCTCTGCATGTGCCGTCCATAAATACTTTGCTGGACGTTGCATACGTTCTTTCTTGTCCTCGACACCACGGGGTATGCCATTATATCCAGTGGCAGCAATAACTTTATCTTCTGTAACGACGACGCACCCAACTTTGGTGCTCGGATCTTTGGATCGCTCAGATATTTTACAAGCAAGATCCATAAAGTATTCTTCCCAACTACTTGCACTCTCCATAATTCTCTCCGTGATCTGCTTCACATGCTACAGGCAAGTCTGGTGCCCACGTTGGCGGCGTAGACATAACCTCCAACATGTATGTCTTTGCTTCTTCCACTTCGTCTTTGTCACACAGGATGACCACTTCATCGTGCACTTGGAGCACGACCTTGTATCGCTCTCCGATCTTTGTCATCTGCTCTGCTACTACTATTCGTGCTAATGCTTGGACTAGGTTCTCTGTTACCTTACCTCCATACACACGAATAAATTTATCTACGTTTACCGACTTGCCTAGCACTCTGTCTTTGACTGCTTCACGATAGACACGTGCATCGGCAGCATAAGCAAAGCCATCATGGGTAGCAGTCAGTAGTGGATAGCGAATAGCCAAACCATTCGGTAGTTTAATACCGTAGTCGATAAGTTCTATAGCAGGGGTATGTTCTACTAAAGCGAAGTCTCGCTTGGAAACCAGATGGGTCAGTGCGGCATTACATCTATTCCAGAACGATGCGATCTTGTGGTTCTTACTGCGATACAGTTGGACGATACGTCTAGTTTCATCTAGTTCTATGTTGACACGCAGTCCAGCTTGACCGACAGCAAGTGTGGCTTTGAATTTATCTGCGCCCATGCCATAGCCAAGGCCAAGCACACAGGTCTTACCAACGAAGCGTTCGATCTTATCTGCCTTCGTTACTTTCCTGCCATATACTTCTGTAGCAAATTCAGAATAGACATCGCGCTTCTCACGGAAAGCATCGAGCAAATCATTTTGCTGCGCCACCCATGCCACAACACGTGCCTCGATCTGTGCAGAGTCACAAGCGATAAGCATCTTACCTTCCGGCGCACATAAAGCCCGACGCAATGCGCCACTACGTGGAAGGTTCTGCAAGTTCATCTTGTCACCACCACTGAAACGACCAGTGTGCGCCCCATAATAGTTGAGCAGGATAGGCAAAGCCCCGCGCTCTGCGACACCTATCAACGAACGAGTCCGTGTTTCTTCTAGCGTAGACTTAACGCCAAGGCGCGCAGCCGCAGCCGCTTGGACACGTTCATCTGGATGTTCTAATAGGTCAGTGAACCCACGGTCTGTTTTACTAAAAGCATACGTGGCTTTACCTGTGGCAGGACTAGTCTTGAGCGGCGCACTAACGCCACAACTCTCAAGGTAATTAGCAAACAGTTGGTTGGACATAAGCATCTTCTTTGCTTCGTCCTCAGTGCAGTCCAACCCAAGCGCCTCGACAAGCGAAGCCTTCTTATTGATTACGTTCTGTAAGTGTTTCTCTAATAGAGGCTTGTTAAGAACCAGTTGTGGTTCAATAAACATGCGTAATGTCTGATCAATGATGCGCAACTCAGACGCAGGAAACCCACGACGCAGTTCCAGAAATAACTTGTAGGTTATCTCTACGTCATTGCAGCAGTAAGATGCGTAGCGTGACAACTCGTCAGGCGTAAAGTCTGCGCGCCGTTTGCCAAGTGCATTGACAACCTCATCGCCTTTGACACCTATGGAATAGTAATCTGTCAGGGCTTTGAGTGAACCACCAACAGTGATGCTATGCTTAGGCCGCGCCATAGACAGTGTGTCCAGCCAGAACCTCGGCTTGATACCAAAATGGTGCGACAGGATGAAGCCATCGAACGCTGTATTGTGGCAAAGTATTGCACGCTTACTATAGTCTAACGAATTGAGAAACCTTCCTACGTTATCGCCAGAATAGAAATCAGTCTGGTGATCATTAACTTTGACACCGACTCCGATAACTTCAAAGCGTGGGTCACGTATATAACTTTCCGTTGTCATCTTCGACAGCGAAAATTCTTTGTCGTAATAAGTCTCGAAGTCTATCGTCACGATGTCCACGTATCACCTCAGTATCTTTTCTTTTGCTTGGTATGCTATCCATAGTTCATTTAGTTTTGGGTCAGCCACGATTGCATGTCGTAAGAACTCAAGCATTATCTTCAGTTCTTTAATGTCTCCCGCTCTCAACTCTTGATCTTTTATCTTTAAGCTACCCCTTACTTCCAAGTGATTAGAGGGAGCAGTTGTAGATACCAGCCCGCCTGTCACCATTCCGCTTGACATTGAAGGAGGGACTACGCCCGTTGGATACATACTACTCACATCCATATACCTTTTGTTCATCTTCGCACCGGAGGAATGTCGGGGCCGAAGCCCCGACTAGTTATTATTTAACTCGGTTATCTACGCCTACGCCTCTACGCTCATACGCTAATAGGAACAAAACACAGCACGCTGCATGGGCAAGATGGGGCTTGCCACTCTCTTGGTCATACGTTTCACCACGCCACCACGCCCACATGTGGCGCATCAGTGCAGAGAACGGACGACTCCACTCCATACCACGTTCCCAGTTGCGCTCACCATATTTAGCAGCGCCATACTGTAGAACCTCAAGCGTATCGTCGATGGCATCTGACGGTAGCAAATGCCAAGGTAATTTACCTTGATCATTCTTAACCGCTTCTTCTGGTTGCGGTTGCGCGTGGATCTGCGGTATCGGTATCTTAGTTCTTTTAGTCACTGGTGCGGGAGGCGGATCATAAAGCATCTCTGCCTCTACACGATTAAGAATATCACTCAAGTTCTGGTCGCTCATTTTGCCTCTCCAACATTATGGCAACGGACATACGTTGCACTTTCCTCAATGCACTTTACAGTGCCTTGCTTACCACCTTTGGAATAGTATCCATTGGTGTCTAATCGGTATGCACATCCTGTTAGTGATGATATAACGATAACTATGAACACTACTTTACTCATCGCCGCGATACTCTACGACGGGAGGTGCGGATAGTGGTGACGTTGTTACGCCACTACCAACCATGTTCCCATTTGCATCGTGAAACGTCACGATATTACCTATCTGAACACTGTCCCCTGCAAAATTTCCGTTCGAGTCCAGATAAGTAAACGTCCGTGGCGACTCAACTCTGTTATTATAATACACAGTCTGCGCCGATGCAAATGCTAATGTGATAGCAATATTAGCTATCACCAATAGGATTACTTTTCTCATTGTATATCTCCATATCTTCCCATAGCTTGCGCGCTATGTTCATTTCTCCTGAGCAATTACTACATGACTTAGACATGGCTATCTCAACAGCCTCTCGCATTTGTTCTATAATCAGTTGTTGTTTCTCTATATGTCTGATCACCTTTCTCAATAGTTGCACATCAATCAAGCGCGTCCCAAGACGGTAGCGTTGTGGATCAAGAAATTCATTAAGCTCCATCACTATACTCATTAGAATCCTCTCCATCCTAGCAATGCTAACAATCTTCCGGGCTTGCGTTTACCATTACCTATTGTGGTTTTATCCGTAGGCTTATCAACTTTCTCTCCAGACTGCTCTTGCGCCTCAGCTTTAGCTTGTCGTTCAAGACGACGACGCGCGTTAGCTTTCCTAACTGCCTTGCTGATAGCTTCTCTAGCCCGTTGTGTTCTACGAGCTTTTTCTTCTGGCGTCTCACCTTCCTTTGCTCTGCGTCTATTCTCAGCATTTCTTATCCTTTGCTTCTCAAGATATTCTGCTTTGAACACTGGATCAGCAGCAAGTTTCTCCTTGAACTTTTGATAGCGTTCTGAGTTTTTGGATCTCTTGCGGACGTATATCTCGCTAGGCATCTTCAAAGACCTCGAACTCCCGACGAAGCGGGACACTCATATCTTTAAGCAATGCAAACGCCATCTTGGATACGTGTTCACCACGTATCTGCCCGTATATCTGACCTCTCGCATAGCGCACGAACAAGCGCATTAGATCATCTTCAAACGTGCCATCCTTCATATTGCGAACAAGCATGTCTATCTTCTCGCCTGTAAACGAAGTCCGATGTTCCCACTTGTTAGCGTTTGAAAGTTGCATCTCATTGATTAATCCGTCAAACACACCGAGTTTCTGCCGGACATGTATGCCATTCTTAAATGAACGAAGGGCACGTAACCATGTCTTACGATTATCTGGATTGATTGTGGTTGACATATCGGCGCGGGGGTTGATGACCTCACCTGAGTGAAGGTCAATCTTTACGCCTTGGAAATACTCCTGCCCTTCGCTACGTAGCTTCTGCCAGTTGTGTGTCTCGGAACCCCATTTAGTTTTGATACGCCCAAGCCACTTGACATGGCCTATACGATACCTGTTCTTACCCACACGTAAAGACTTGACATTTATTATTTTATCCAGAGACGATGAGATCGTCGGATGCACATTGCGATACTCATCTACTGATGCACAATACTCCAACGTATTGTCAGGTGATACCTTAGCAATCAATAGACTACCGATATGAATTGTATAGTCCTCCCCTCTCTTAAACATACGAGCGAAAGACAAGACTGGTTTACCATTCTCCTTATTCTTAGCAGTTGCAAAAAAGTTAGCGGCATCAATGTAAGATTCGATCATCGGCATGGTAATCTCCCCTTATAATATCTTGTTAAGTGCAGCCATCGCAGTTAAGCGTTCCATATCTACGCCACTCTCAAGCGCCATCTCTTGTTGTCTATCTCTCTTAGGGACAACCTCGTTATGTTTATTGCGGTATGAATCTGGAATTAGATCCCACAGTGGGGGCCATGTCCGTAGCGCAGCAGCTAGTGTCGTATGCGTATTGAGCACATGCTTAACGCCATCAACAAATGTGTTGCGCTCAGTCTCGACAGCATTGATACGCTCACGCCATGCTGCAAATGCTTCGATAAGAGGCAACCATAAGTCAGAACCATCATCAAGTAATTCAAAGTATCCATTGCTATAACTACGTGCAGTTCTAACATGTGGTTGTTCTGGTATGCCGCGTGGCATAGGCATGTCAGTCATTAACTTGAACGTATGGCTATAAGCCTGTCCGTGAATACGCTCTACCGTGAACTGATCTGTGTAATTAAAAAACTCCTTTGGTAACGCCTCCATTTGGTCAACCCATTTGCCATAGATACGCGAATAAATATCCTCCGCAGTCATAGGCAACGTAAGACTTTCACGCGCAGCCTGATGTCGTTTCTCAAATGTGTTACGTGCAGTAGCCACAACAATCTTTTTCATTTGCTCTGATATACGAACGATAGCCATGATTATTCCCCTTTAGCTTCTGAGATATGAACCTGACCCATGTGCATAAACGCTTCTACTTTACCTCTTGCTACATCTTCCAATGCTTGCGCTATAAACAATGCGTTCTGTCTTGCTTCTTCTAAGTTAGACTGTAACACTATGATCCAAACAGTTTGCGCTAGGCATAGACCACACACCAACACGCACAGTAATCTAAGATTATCGTAATCCATCACACTCTCCCCTTACATCTTAACAACCTCACCCCATGGTGCTTTGTCTGAATAGTTTGAAACCCACAGCACTGGATAGTCTGGCATGTCACCGAAATCATTGCAGCACAGATCCGTCAGCACGATACAAGCGACGGGATTAATCCCATTATCACCAAGATATTTAAAGATAGGCGAGAACGCTGTGCCACCACCGCCATGCGCTTCGATATGCACCTCATCGTCACGACCAAAGTGTTCGTAATGACTAACCTTATCGTCAAAGTAAACGACATGAAGCGCAGTTGGATTACCATCTTCCTTCAATGACTTTACCTCGGTAGCAAACTCATTGATCTCACGCTGACCGATAGAGCCAGAGCAATCGACAGCGATTACTATTTCACCAAGCATCTCGCCTGACACAGACGGAAGATACATGCCTTGACTTAGGAACCTACGATTAGGACGAGCAAACGAGCGTTGATCTGTCTTGGCTTTCTGCACAAACCGACGCAATACATCACGCCAATCTACCTTTGGTTGCAGAACCTCATCGACAAAACGCTGCATGTTAGCTGATAGTTTACCCATCATCTTCGCAGCTTGTGCCGCTTGCGCTACTCTTACCTTCCACTCCGCAGCTTCTTGTTGCTGCTCGGCTGGTGATCCTTCGCCATCTTCGAGATCATTACCCGATCCACCTACGCCATTGCCTTCGCCATCACCGCCATCTTCTGGCAGGATGTTATAGATACCATCGCTTGTGCCATTGCCAGCGTTATAAATATTGCTATCAAGACAACCTCCCTGAATAAACTTGCCGATCTTTTCTTGATCAAGCAGATGGTTGATCACATAGTCACACGCCTTGTTCCATCGCGTTGCACTACGACCATTGCGACGGTAGTTGTGTTCAAGCATGGGGTGTAAGCACTCATGCGCTACAAGGAATTTCAATTCTTCGTCCGTTAATCCTCCAATAAATTTAGGATTAAACTTTACTCGCTTGCCATTGGTTGCAGCAGTCTCAATGCTTTCATCCAATTCAAATGGCATGTTAATCGCAACCGATCCAATGAACGGATGCTCTAAGATTAAGCCTGTCTTGGCTTTAGATAATCGTTTCATTAAGTCCATTGCCTTAGTCCTTTGTGTGTTTTGTTCACAGCCCGATGATGCACGATGTCGCGGCGAGTGTCAAGTTCGCCGGGAATTGAGTCGCCGCAGCATGATACGCAACCGCGGCGACTCTTAGCTTCCTCGTTTCCGATTTTCAAATCCACTACGCCACCATGCAAGCGTAACAGATTAAACAATAGCAAACCGGCAGCTATTGTATTCAAATACCATTCATAAAGACTGACATGCGTTTCATAATATCAGCCGCTTCCGCAGCAGTATCTTGTCGCAAGTCTAAGTTGTTGCGTAACGCATCGGGATGATGACCAATAAGTTTAGCTTCAACCTCGGCGCGCATTGCTTCAAGGTTCGGATCGTCAGTAAAGTTTAGTCTTGGTAACAGCGCACACATTTCGCGGGCGTTCTCGACTAAGCTATCACGGAAGATGGCGCTTGGATCAGCGAGTTTATCAGCAATGTGTTTTACTTTATCAAACAGTCTATCCCATACCTCACGCACCGCAGTTTGTTGTGCCGATGCAAGTCTAGCTTCAAGATCACCACGGATATGGTTTAACTCATCGTTCGATAACTGCACACGAAAGTCAGTGGAAGGCACAGGAAACACAGCCATATCCATTTTGAACTTATGAATAATCTCTTGCTCTGATGGATAGTCAGCGTCGGAATACAACGAACCAAGCACACGCTTAGCAATGACTTTCATATCTTCGTAGTGGTCAACGAACATACTTACAGCATACTCCCACTCTGATTTCTGCTTACGAAAGTCAGTCATAAACGCAAGATAGTTTGCTGATGGCAACATCTGTGTGCCATCCATCGCCCATGGCAATGTGTTCTGGTAGTAACGTGTGCGGATCAGTGTCGCTTTCTTCTGCACGTTATCCAGATAATCATTCATAGGCAGCAATGCCTTGTTGAAACGACCCGCAGCTTTACCTGCGTTGTGCATCGCAGCAACATCTTCAGTAGCGCGTCGATCATATTTGCGCGCAGTCCACTGGGAAATATTAAGTTGCACTAATAGTGCTCTATCGTTGAGGTTCATGGTTAGTTCTCCTTGACAAACGAGGCTATATCTTCACTAGTGTCTGGTTGTGTTATGCGACGGCTAACTCCAAGAGCATCATACAAACATGAAGCATCTGCTTTATCGCCGTCAGTAACCGCAAACTTTACGTCATCAATATCCTCCCCTATTTCTATTTCAATCGTTGGATACTCTAAGTCCCTAGCGTTCTGCATGATCTGGTTAAACGCAGTTACGCCGGGATAATCCGAATACCACTTGACATCCTCCATGCTGACCCAGAGCACTAAGTGTTCTTTATAACCAGCAGACATATGCGTTACGCCAAACTGTTTGATCGCTTCTTGCATCTCCATTGTGCCTGTTACTAATTGCGCCGATGCGAAGGCCGTCAGCGCGGCTTTGTTGGGGAAAGCAATCCCCAACGCCACATCAGAACGATAGCCCATTAGAACAACACATCTTGGTGCTTAACAGCCCATGTCGTAAACGCTTGGGTTGAAGCCAGTGTCGGAGTCTTACGTGCAGCATAGCTAATGGTCAGCACAGAAAACTCAGGAGGCATACGCTCGGCATATGTGCAGACACGTGCAAAGTTAGCATCGGATGCACGTTCGGCCAAAGCGCCCGATAAGGCATACAACGTAGCAGGATCGCTAGGCACATCAGACTTATCTGGGTTAAGCAAGATAGCGTCAGGGTTAGGCAGCTTGCGGAAGATACGCATGAAGCCAGTGAACTCAGCCGCCGCGCCTTCACCTACTGCACCCTTGAAGCACTCATACTCCGACTCGGCTGGCACAACGCCAAGCACCGCACTAACACCTTCGACCCAGCTACGGGGAGTTGGATTGCTATCACGCTGTGGATCAAAGTCATGCAGCAAGTTGGGACGAAAGCGCAGAAACGAGATGACCTCTGGCTTAACATCGTTATCAATCATCCACTGGGTTGAGTCGTCTAAGTGTGTGTCAAGTTCAATAACCGTCTCGCGGTTACGTAGATGGCTAAGCACACGGTTTGCGCCAGCACGATCAGACTGCCGATTACCAGTAGAGATGACAGTCCAGCCATCAGCAAGGGGAACGCCATGTAGGTTCCTAGCTTGACAAATGTTTGCCAGAACTTTCTGAATATCTGCATTGGCTTGGTTCCTATCGTCAAAGCATAATACGCCGCCAACGCCATCATCCCACTTGGAACCCTTAGCTGGAAACCAATCTGGGATTTTATACTCAAGAGTCTCACCACCAATAACTGGTATGCCAAAGTCCTCGACAAGCATCGTAGGGAGATGCCGTTCGATATAGTGTTTACCCATCTTATTAGCGACGGTATGGACAATGGATGTCTTACCGCCACCGGGAGCACCTTCGATAGTAGTCGTGCGATTAATAGATACAAGAGCCGTAAGTGTAGCTTCTAGTTGAGTTGGTCGCATGGTATTGCCTCTTAGTTATTGTGTGATTTGTTCACAGTCCGATCATGTCACAACACGTTGAGCGTGTCAAGTTCGAGGAAAATCAAGGAGTTGTGGTCTGCGTCGGCTGTGTCGTGATAGTGGGAACACACTTGGTAACTAACGATTTATCCAGTTTTTTTAACTTAATTATTGCTTGCTCACACGCCTGTGAGTCGTAGAAGGGGACATAGAACGCCCCTCCCAAATGCACGATAAACAGCACCACTGGCGCAATAGTCATGGTTTAGCCCTCTTATTCACGCTGTCCGATGCCTCTTGGGGTGTCATCCCCGCTTCTATGGCTTTCCAATACTTCACGCGGATGCGCGCTGCGTCGGTTGATATGCCAAGGCGTAAGCCTATCGTCTTGTTATCTAAGCCTTTTTTGTGTAGCTCCAACGCGCGCTGCGCTACGGCTTTACGTCTAAAATTGTCTATGTCACCCATTTCAACCTCCTATCCATCTTTGCACTACCTCGCTGGATTTACACCACTTTTGCGCTTCCTCTTGGGTTATAAACTGCCTAACTTGGTCAGGGTTGGTTGTGTAAAACATACCAGTCCCTTCATCAGCGACCCATGCGCGCCTGTCGTCACTCCAAATGACAAAGGAAATCTTAGCGTCAATCATTGGTTTACCCTCGTGATCTTTGCATCCCAAACCACTGATTCTTCTACCTTTGTGGGATCACTAGCGTCTTGTGTTAGAAACTGCGTTTTGATAGGCCCAACGCCAAGCGCCATCCAATAACGCGCGCCCGTCGCCGGTTTGCCATTCCAGTTCTGTAAATAAGAAAACTTAATAACATCAGGGTAATACACACCGCCCACATAGAGTTGCGATATGCGCTCCTCGAAGTGAACTAGCTGAACGCCACTACTTGTCGCCGGGGGCCAACATCTGAAAAAATCAAACTTGGGATAGTTAATATAATCAGATCCGACAGACTGAAACTCGCCCCAACCTATGGCTGGAGAGAGCACAACCTTCTTACCTTTGGGATAGTCATCGCGCCATTCAGCAACGCCAAAGCCCGGATTATATCTATAATACCACTTATTTAACCACGTTCCTGCGCTGTCATAGTTATTGTAGAGCATACTATCGCTGCCCCTGTCATAACTAAAAACAGATGTAAACGACGGCGTATTGGGTGCGCTATAGTCAAAGCGGCGCAGTTCGCCACTCTTGAAAAACGGCCAATAGGCCGGAATGAACAGTTTATCAGTCATTGGTTTCCTCCTAGCTAAACGCTCTTGCCAGCGTTGGTTTGTTCATATTTGGCGAATAAAGCCGCTTTTTATATCCGTTGCCTATGTTTATGCCACGGTAGTAGGAAACAGCTTGGTGTATGTTGCCAGTGAAGGTATAGCGCGTGCGGTATGCACTACGGCCTTTGCCTATCTGAACCCAGAACTGGGTATCTTCTGCGTAGGCTATGCTTTTGCCATCCAGTGTTGCTTGTTTAAGCATCGGTTTTCTCCGACTCATCCATTAGTAGCGTATAGGCATCGAGCACAGCTTCGCGTAAATGCCTTGACCAAATGTCAGACGGCACATCCTCCTCTAGGTTTATTAGTAGTTCGCGCAATGTTTCCTCTAGTTTAGCTGTTCTATCCATCGGATTACCCCTCCATAGCTGCGTATTTATTTAACATTTTTAAATATTTTATGTCTCCAACTGGCTGGTATGCACCCTTATGGCTAGGCACTATTGTGCGGGTAATGCGCTTAGACTCTCGCTCTCCACAGTCTAGGCATAGTCTAATACCAAGATCATACCGCTTCTTTTGGATGCTATTGGTGCAGCGTAAGCAGATAGGCATGGTTGGTTATCCTCCGATTTTAGACCTGCGAATTATATGCACAACCTCGGAGTTGTGTCAAATACACACAAGATCAACGGGTTGCCGGAGTGTAACTTTACACCATTGTAAAGTTTGTGGTGGATGTGGAACTTTACACTATTGTTAAGTTTGATATGTAACTTTACACGTATGTAAAGTTTGAGGGAGGGCTGGAGGGAAATAATCTAAAATGGTTGGGAAATAATCTGTAAGTTATGTGCACAGGGGGGTCTGTAAGTGTATGAATTTAAAGCGATAATCTAAATAATCTAAATAATCTGTGTTTTTTTCGTAGGGTTGGGGATTTTTTAGATTATTTTTAGGCGAAATGTAAACGAGAAAAAACCAAAAAAAGGTGTCGACCTATTGCATTTTATATATATTATTTAGATTATTTATATTATTATATATAAAACAAGCTCCATGGCTCATTCCCCAAAGCCCTTTGGTTTCAACAACTTGCGAGATACACACAAGCTAACTTAACACGAAAATTGTTAAGTTTCGACCCTCTAACCCTGTTAAGTTTCATTTAGATTATTTAGATTATTTGGGGGTATTTTAGATTAAATCTTTAAAATCAATGGCTTACGCCCGGTAACAATCGGATGTTAAGTTTCGACCTCTCGCCCGGTAACAATGGGATGCGAATTGAGGGATAGATTTTTCTAGCTGGTATTAACCAGCAATAGGTATGGGATAAGGAATGTAGACGAATCAGTGATAGTAAACAAATGTCAACGAATCAGGTGAATGTGAACAGGCGATTTCGTGTCAAGCCATTGGTGGGGGATACTATCGGCGCGCGATAGCGCCTAGAACGGACAGAAAAGGGGCGCATGTGCGCGCCGCTACGGGGAGAGCTATACCCCTACCTAAAAAATTAAGGGCTATCCAGCGCCTTTCCCTAGCCTATATCTAATGAATGTAAACATAGGGGTATAAAAAAAGCCCGGCATTGCCGGGCTTAGGGTTAGGCTAGTTTAAATCCATACTTTTCTACCAATGCCTTGCTAATAGAGCGTTTACGCCTCGTATAAACACCGACTAGGATAGTGCGGGTTTTCCCCTTGTAGTGGCGGACGATAGCGATTTCATTTGTTTTTTGCATGGTTGCCTCTTGAAATAATAGAAAATAGGGGGTAGGCTAATGCCTACCCCTCGAACAAGCAGAAATTTACTCGCCCTTGCGAGATAGTGCGCCTTCGTTCTGAGCAATAAACGCCTTAATGATTTCAGCGTTTTCTAAGATAGCCTCAATCTGATTGCGGTAGAAACTGAAGGGATAGCGACTCAACCCGTAAACGCAGAGATTGCCCTTACCTGACGGGGATAATTTAACCGTAAACCTATTAGCGGGCGCAGCTTTAGTTGCCTTTAACGTGGCGTTTTCAGCCTGTAGTTTCTTAACCAATGCCATAACATCATCAATGTTATAGGTAGGAGCGGCAGCATTTTTCTTTGAAGCAATAGCCATTGTCATAACCTTTTCTAAACGAGGATATCGGGAAAACGCCCCGACCTGTGAAGTATGCACACAGTTTCGACCGGTTGTCAAATCATAATAAAATCAATGTCTTAGCACCCCATATGAGTAGTCTAGTGATTCGGTATGCTATCCTAAAAATAAATGACAACATGAATGTCAACCAAGGGGGTAGGCAGGGGGGCCACATGGACTGACGCGCGCGAGGCCCGGTGGGTGTGTAGTAAAGCTCATAAACCACAACCCCAAAAACCAAAGTTGTGTATATCTCACACAGCTTGCCAACCAAACCTTCCCCGTTTACTATCTACACATGTCTATGATTGCCGAACATACACGCTGGTCTAACCGTCTCGCCTTCGACATTGCCCTTCGACTTGAGGGAAGTGGTGAAGAAGTGGATGAAATTCTGGAGCGCCACCAGATAAAGACGCAAGACTTGTTGTCATTCAACAAAGATCCTGTGTTTTTGCGCCAAGTGGAAATCTATCGAGGCGAAATCCACGACAAGGGCATACTTTTTAAGACCAAAGCCCGGATGCAGGCGGAAGATTTGCTTACAACATCGTGGTGTTTGATCCATAACCCAGACGTAAGCGCAGCGGTGAAGGCTGATCTGATCAAGTCCACGGTAAAATGGGCTGGGTTAGAACCAAAGAACGACGTATCTGACGGCGGACCCGGTGGTGGCGTACGCATTACGATCAATCTTGGAGGGCAGGAGCTTGGAGACGCAAGACTCGTGGATGTATCTCCTGCAGAAATTGAAGATGGCCCCTCAGCCAACGCTGATTGACTTATATAGCCCGAACAAGGCCAAGGCAGTAGAAGATTTGTTTACAAACAAGCGTGTTTCCTACCGCACAAAGATACTCAAGACCAAGCGTGTGGGCGTAATTTACCGGATCATGGTGTTATCTGATGGCTCTTGATATTGATTACACACCGCCGCCTACCGGTGCTAAGTTTATGAAGTCGGACGCCAAGATGCGCGTCCTGTTAGGTCCAGTTGGTAGTGGTAAGTCGGTCACATGTAGCTTTGAGGTCATCAGGCGTGCGAGCGCGCAGGAGCCAAA